AAGACGGTGACATCGAGTTTCGTAATAATCCTGCCGATAACAACACCGTAAACCTAACGCAAAGCGGTAACGGTCTTCATACTGGCAATATTTTAGTCAAACAAGGTTCTTACACTGTCAACGCAACTCAGACAGGTAGCACCAATAAAAACTACACAGTGACTTTAGATTGCACTTCGTCATGTAATAAAACCGTAACGGTAAACCAGTTTGATTAAATACGCACCATTAGCTGTATTGCTTGGATTGTTTTTTATTCCAGCTTCTACAGGTGTATACATGGGATGTTTAAATATTGATCTATTTAGGTTAAACTAATATAATGGGTATACAAACAAACATAATTTTAGGTGGACTATTGATCGTAAGTTTGTCTGGAAGTGCAATGTATATAAATTTACAGAAAACACAGATAGAAAAATTAAGAATAGAGCTCAGTGTAGCTATGAATAATCAGGAACTTTTAGAAAAAGCAGTAGCCCAGAATAAACTTGAACTAGAACAACAACTAGAAAGAGAAAAATTAAACCAAGAAAAAATAACACAATTAAACGAAGCTAATAGAACAGCGCAAGCTGAAGTTACTAAATTAAGAAACACATTTGCTAAACATGATTTAAATAATCTAGCAATCGCTAAACCAGCGTTGATAGAAAGGATAGTCAACACTGGAACTAAAAAAGTTAATCAAGAATTAACAGATTTAACAAACCCAAGGCAGTTTGATGAAGTTATTAATACTAATTAGTTTTTCAATATTAACGAGTGGATGTTCTACTCTTTCTGGAATGTTTACTGAAAACATACCTGAAGTCAAACCAATAGAAATAGTAACTATACAAAAACCAGCCCCTTTGTATCATCCTCCTTTACCAGAATCTGTTATACCTGCAGAAATTAAATGGAAAATATTAAACCCTGAAAATATGAGGGAATACATAACAGAATATGATAGCGGTGAAGCTCCTGCGGTAGCGTACTACAGTTTAACATCCCAAGGTTACGAAAATTTGTCAAATAATATATCAGACATAAAACGATATATTAGACAAAATTTAGCTATAATAAAATATTATCGTGACAATGACCCAACAAAAAAGGTAGATAAAAATGGATCTAAAAAAACTAATTGAAGAATTGAAAAGAGATGAAGGTGTTCGTTATAAACCTTATCACTGCTCTGCCGATAAGCTAACTATCGGAGTTGGTAGAAATTTAGACGATGTAGGTATAACAGAAGAAGAGTCTGATTACCTACTTAGTAACGACATAAACAATTGTGTCAAAGAATTAAATAGAACATTTTTTTGGTTTGAAAAATTAACAGATATTAGAAAAAGAGTTTTAGTCAATATGTGTTTCAATCTTGGTTTAAGTAGACTACTGAATTTTAAAAACTTTTTAAAAGCAGTAAAAGCTAGTGATTATGAATCTGCAGGAAATGAAATGTTAGATTCAAAATGGGCTAAACAAGTCGGTGACCGAGCAATTCGTTTAAAAAATATGATGATAGAGGGCTGATATGCCGTTAAATAAATTTGTTTTTCGTCCTGGAGTTAATCGAGAAGGAACAGCTTACGATAATGAAGGCGGTTGGTTTGATTCTAATCTCGTTCGTTTTAAAAACGGGAGACCTCAAAAAATAGGCGGTTGGGTTAAAAATACGATTAAGACATATGTAGGTATTGCTCGTGCACTTCACGCTTGGGTATCTTTAGCAGGTACTCGATATTTAGGTGTGGGGACAACTTTCAAATACTACGTGCAACAAGGAGACGCGTTTAACGACATCACTCCTATTAGAGCTACCACTACCAATGGTATTGTATTTGCTGCTACTAATGGTTCTTCTACTATTACGGCAACAGATAATGCACACGGAGCAGCTGAAAATGATTTTGTTACTATTAGCGGAGCAGCTTCACTTGGTGGTGTGATTACCGCTGCTGTTTTAAACCAAGAATATCAAATAGTTTCAGTACCTACTGTTGATACGTATACGATAACGGCTAAAGACACTTCAGGTGATGCTGTTGTAGCTAATGGTTCTGACTCCGGTAACGGTGGTTCTGGTGTAGACGGAGCATATCAAATAAATGTTGGTTTAGATGTTTACGTTCAAAGTACAGGTTGGGGTGCAGGAACTTGGGGCGCTGGAACATTTGGTTCTTCTAGTTCTATATCTGCAAATAATCAATTAAGAATTTGGACTCATGATCATTTTGGGGAAAATTTAATTATCAATCCTCGTGGTGGTGGCATCTATAGATGGATAGAAGACACCGGTGCTTCTGTTAGGGCTACCGAACTAGCGGCAACAACAGGAGCTCACGATGTTCCAACCATAGGGTTACAGGTTATAACTTCTGAAAAAGACAGGCATTTGATCATACTGGGGGCAGACCCAATGGAAGGTTCTTCTCGTAGTGGAGAGTCTGATCCTATGTTGGTAGCTTTTAGTGATCAAGAAAATGCGTTAGATTTTGAAACTTTAAACACTAATACTGCTGGAGATTTACGACTGTCTTCTGGTAGTGCTATTATCGGCGCAGTAAAAGCAAGACAAGAAATTTTAATATGGACAGACACTGCTTTATACAGTATGCAGTTTATTGGACCACCGTTTACCTTTGGAATTAATTTAATCAATGAAAACACAGGACTTATTTCCCCTAAAGCAGCAGTCACTGCTCCTTCTGGAGTATTTTGGATGGGGTATGATAATTTTTATGTGTACACTGGTGCTGTGAAAAAAGTACCGTGTACTGTTTTAAGTTATATATTTGATGATTTTAACTCAAGTCAAGTATACAAGGTTTTTGGGTTTTCTAACACAATGTTTGATGAAGTTGGTTGGTTTTACCCATCAAGTTCGAGCACAGAAATAGACCGATATGTTGTTTATAACTATGCGGAAAATGTTTGGTCTTATGGTCTGTTAGAAAGACACGCTTGGTTAGACGCAGGAGTAGAACCTTTACCACGGGCTACTGGTGATAATTATCTATATGATCATGAAACTGGATACAATGATGATGGAAGTCCAATGACAGACGTTTACATAGAATCTTCTGATTTTGATATAGGTGACGGAGAGCAGTTTGCTTTTATAACTAAAATGATACCTGATGTAAAATTCTTAAACAACAGTTCTAACGGCTCTATAAACTTAGTTTTAAAAACCCGTAATTTTCCAGGAGACAGTTTAAACACGTCTAGTACTTCTGCTATAACAAGCTCTACGCAACAAACACACATCAGGGCAAGAGCAAGACAAGCTGTGTTGAGAGTAGAATCTGATGACGATAATGTTAGTGGTAATACATCTACGGGTTGGCGGTTAGGCGCTACCCGTATGGAAGTCAGACCCGATGGTAGAAGATGAGCAGATTACTCCAAACAAGACTCCCTATTGAAACAGAAGACGTTGTTAGTTCAGGGACATATAATCGTTTAGTACGGGTGTTAGAGATAAACATAGGGGAGTTTGACCCCGATAACCTACGTCAAATAAACACTACAGACAGGGATAAAGTTAAATTCAATGACGGTAGTTTAATATGGAACACGGACATTGGAACGTTGCAAGTATATAAAGGGTTGTATTGGGAAAGTCTTTCCACACCTACAGATGAACAAGGTTACGAAGCCGTAGCTACGCTTGGGAAAGTTACTGTAACAACTAACGGTAACGTATCTATAATAGTTGGAACGACATACAGAGGATATGGTGTTGAGAAAACATATACATAAGAATATACAAATGAAATTAAAAGAGGTAAACTTGTAAACACACCAATGCGGAAGAACTATATGAGTTTACAGGGTCTAGAAAGTATTGCCATTCATGGTCGTTTTGGAGACACTACGGTAGGACATTTGTCCGCAGGTGAAATGGTTTTACCTAAACCTATCGCACACGATCCAGTATTAAGACGTGCATTGTTTGATGCGTTTCAAAGGCACGACACAGACCCCAATAGATACACAGTAGGTCATTACGAAAACTCTATAAACCCTTTGACTGGTGTTCCTGAGTTTGGTTGGTTCAAAGACACTTTAAGAAAGATAGCTCCAACCGTAGGTAGAGTAATAGGGTTCGCTATCGGTGGACCAGGGGGTGCTGCGATAGGCGGTAGTCTAGGTACTGCAGCAGCAGGCGGTAATAGACAAGACATTCTTAAATCTGCCGCAACTTCATACATAGGTGGTAGCGTAGCTCAGGGTATGGGTGTCCAAGGTGATCTAGGTGTTTCAAAAGGACTAGGATCACTTAACCCTTTCGGTGATAGTTTTATGCTTTCTAAAGGTCAGATGCTTGGTCCAACTGAAAGCACTGCAGGCGGTATCGGTGGATTTTTCCAAGATGTAGGTGCTGCAGGCGGTAATGCGTTAGGTATGTCTGGTACAGGAGCGGGTACTACTGAAGGATTTAAATTAGGTGACAGTTACAAAAATTTAAGTACTCTAGGAAAAGTTGGCGTAGGTGCAACAGCATTAGCTGCCATGGGTGGTTTTGAAGAGCAAGGCGGTGATGCAAGAATGCCTCCCCCAAGCGGTGAATTAGATGGCTATCTACAAAACCCATTAAGACCTGCTACAGATTCGGGTCAATATGGTGTACAAGGTTCAAGAACAGGAAGCGGTTTTGATGAAACTTCTCGTTTACCTTCTTCTTCAATAGCTTCTTTAGATCCTTCTACCGCAGCATTTTTTAGAGCAATGGAAAAAGACGACGATGAAAGTTACACAGATTTGATGTTTCCACAATTTGAAAGACTTAGCGCAAATCAAGGCGGTGGAATCGATATGAACGAATTAGACCTACGGCAAACAGGCGGTGGGATACAAGACCTACAAGGTTCCGGAGATAAAGATACGGTAAACGCAAAACTCGCAGACGGTGAGTTTGTTTTAACAAAACAAAGTGTGAAAGGCGTAGGCGACGGAAACCACGATAAAGGCATTGAAAAGTTATATCAATTTATGAATTTTAATGAAGATAAAGCAATGAATATGGGATTAGGAAGAGCATAATGGCTATAGATGAAGGATATTCGCGCAGTGAAGTACTGCCACCAAATTATTTAGCACAATTTTATCAAGGCGCAGGTGAGGGTGTTCCTGGCATAATGCCTTTATTGAACCAAGATCTTTATAATAAAATGCAAGGTTTCGGTGTCGCAGGTGCTAATCCATACACTTACCAAGGTCAACGTATAGCTGATTTTACACCAGCTCAACAAGAAGGTATGCGTTTATCAGCTGAGGGGGTTGGTTCATATAGTCCATATTTAGATAGATCTGAAGCTATAACAGAAGGGTCTTTGGCAGATGCTACGCAAGGGTATGATGCAGGTGCTCAATTATTTCAAGGGGCTGTAGACCGTGGAACTGCTGGTATAGGGGAAGGTCAAGAAATGTTGCGAGGCGCTGTAGACCTTGGTGCAGGTGCTATGGGAGCATTTCGTCCAGAAGACATCGCTCCTTTTGCTAACCAATACACAGAAGACGTAGTCGATCAATCTTTAAGAGACGTGACTGAAAAAATGACTTCTTCGGATATATTCAATAGAGCTATGGGGCTTAATAAAGGCGCAGGATTCGGTTCTAGAAGTGGGGAGCAAAGAAGTCAAGCAATCCAGGATATAGGCAGAGGAGCTTTGAAAGGAATCGGTAGTTTACGAATGGGAGCTCAAGACCGTGCTGCTGACTTAGCTCAATCTTCGTTTAATAATCAACAGGCTCGGCAAGCAGAGCAAGCACGGTTTATGGGACAGAGTGCTGGAGGACTTGGAGCGTTTGGTGGAGCTCTCGCAGACTTATACGGGGGCGCTGGTAGAGACGTAAGTAATATGGGCTTCCAGATGGGTCAACTAGGCAGTAATTTAGGGGCACAGATAGGTAATATCGGTGGCGCTCAACAAGGTCTTATGGGTACTGACATAGCAAGACTATACGGTATGGGCGGTATGCAACAAGGACAAGGTCAAAGAGGCTTAGACTTAGATTATGGTAACTTTGTCGGGGCTTACAACTTGCCTGGACAAGCTATCGGGCAAGCAGGAAGCATGGCTACTAGTTTTGCACCAGCAATGGGAGGTACGACATTAGGACAAACCTCAACAGGTAGAACTACCAACCCGTTAATGCAAGCTGCAGGCACTGGGATTGCTGCTTACGGGGCTTTGAGAGGTGGAAACGGAAATTATGAAAACAGGGAAAGGTACACCCAAGGTCCAGGGAGCAATCCTAGATGAGTGTTCCAGCAGACAGAATGTTGAGTGGGTTGAATCAAAACAGCATAACCACACCTTATTCAGACAGAGACTTAGCGGGTGATCCTACCGCTCAGGTAATACAACTCGCCAGCAGTGGTATACCTTTTGATCAAATAACGGCTATGACTGGTCTTCCTGCTTCAATGATTCAAGGTATCGTAGGTCGTAACCAAACAACAAACAGAGTAGGGGATACTGTAGGTGGGATACAAAACACAGGCACGGACAACAGTATAACTGAAATAGCAGGCGGTGTGAGTACACCAGAAACAGACAACATAGAAAAAGCG